GACCAGCCGGACAGACCTCGCTATCCGTACCCATATCCTATGACCGCAGAAGAGCAGGCAGTAGAAGAGGAAGTGGCATCAGGGCCGGACTATTACAGACCGGAGGGCGGGTTCTATCCGACATCTGGCTCATATGGTCGTCTGGGCTTGCTGGATACACTGCCAGAAAATCTGTTGGAATTTATGCCGAACTTTCAAGAGCGTAATAGGGACTTCCGCATGGCGGGCGCGGTCAAGCCTGAGATATATCAAGACCCGTACAATTTACAGGGATACAGTTTGTTATCATGAATGAGGGAAAAGCAAGGGAGTTAGTGGACCGTGGCGAAAAGGCGGCGGCCCTAATAAGGAACGAAATTCTTGAGGAGGCTTTTACCAGCCTTGAGACTGAGTTTATACAGGCGTGGAAGCAAAGTTCTGTGGAGGATTCACAAAACCGTGAACGCCTGTATATGTTGTGCCAGAACTTATCTGCCGTCAAAGGCTACATTGAAAATGTGGTCTCGTCGGGTAAGCTGGCGAAATCGCAACTAGATGAGTTGCATAACCGCGTAAAATTTGAGAAAAGGAAGTAGAAGCAATGTCCGACAACTCTGAGCAGAACGGAACGCTTTCAATGTCAGAAGCAATGAGCCTTTTAGAAACACCCCCCGCAGTGGACAAGGTAGACGAAGGGCGGCTAGAGGAAACACCTGAAGTTCAGGTCGAAGCCTCGGCACCGGAAACTGAAACTGAAGATGAATCGGTCTATGAAACCGAAGCGTCTGACGATGATGATGATGGTGAGTACGAGTTAGAAGAGGGTGACGAAGAAGAAGTCGAAGAGCAACCCGAAGTCTACACTGTCAAAGTTGACGGTGAAGAGTTTGAGGTCACGCAGGACGAACTTCTCAGCGGTTATTCTCGGACAAAGTCGTTCACAAAGCGTAGCATGGAACTCGCCGAGCAACGCAAAGCCTTTGAACAAGAGGCTGAGCAAGTGAAGCAAATGAGGGATATGTACGCACAGCAACTTGAACAAGTTCAAGGGCAACTCCAACAGGCAATCCCTGAACAGGAACCTGATTGGGCGGCACTAGCCAAGGAGTATCCGGCTGAGGATTTGATTGTTTATAAGGCCCAACTTGACCAGCAAAAAGAACAGGCTCGTCATATTGAAGCTGAGAGACAACGCATTCAGCAGGAACAAGCGCAAGAGCAACAGGTGTTCAGACAGAAGCACTTGGAAGCTCAACGAGGCGAGATGCTTGACCGCATACCGTCTTGGTCCAATGAGGACACACGGAACAACGAGCGTCAGGAAGTTATCAAGTACGCTCAGTCTCGCGGGTTTTCTCAGGAAGAGGTATCACAGGCATCAGATGCCCGTGCTATCGAATTGCTTTATAAGGCGTGGCAGTGGGACAACCTTCAGAAGAAGACTCCCGCCGCGAAGAAAAAAGCAAAGAGCGCACCTAAAATGGCTAAGGCAGGACAGCCTAAGAGCAAGGCACAAGTTGCAAGTCGTCAACGTAAGCAGGGGCTGGACCGTCTCAATAAAGAGCGTTCCGTTGATGCCGCTGTATCATACCTTATGGGTAATTAACTTTTAGGAGGCCAAAATGGCTACTTTCACTACTGCTCTTGCAAAGGGCGAGCGCGAGCAACTCGCAGACGTAATCTATCGGATTGACCCCGATGAGACTCCAATTTTTTCAGCACTGAAAAAAGAAACAAGCAACGGCATCTTTACTGAATGGCAGGTCCAGAATCTTTCAGCGGCGGCTACTGATAATCATGCCAGTGAAGGAGCTGACGCCAGTTTCGGCACACCCACCGCCACTGTTCGACTTGGAAACTACCATCAGATATCTACAAAATCTGTGGCTGTTTCAGGCACGCTGGATGTCGTGGACAAAGCAGGCCGAGATAAGGAGCTAAATTACCAAAAAGTTCTAAAATCTTTAGAGCTACGCCGCGATATCGAAAAGATGATTGGCGACACAGACGTAGCACGTTCAGCATCTGAGCCACGCAAATCAGCATCACTATCATGCTGGATTACAAACGGTTCCGTTGGTGCAACTGCTGGTGCGTTTGCAACAGGCGACGGTACAGACACCATCACAAATGGAGACGACCGCGCATTGACACTTGCATTGATTGAAGACGGCATGGCTGATGCATGGCAGGACGGCGGAAATCCAAAGATGCTTGTTGCATCTGCGGCTAACCGTGCAAACTTCTCTGACCTGTCAGCATCTGGCAACCTTGTGTCAAACGATGTGAACATGACTGCGGCTAAGGCAACGACCTATGTTGGAAGCACTAGCGTGTTTTTAACAGACTTCGGGACATTGGATGTGGTGCCGTCAAGATTTCTCGGCAATGACCGTATCTTCTTGATTGACCCAGACTTTGCCAGCCTCTGCACACTGAACGGACGTAATTTCGCTGAGAAAGAAATTGCATCGACAGGTGACGCAGAGAAAACTCAGCTAATCACTGAGTGGAGCCTCAAAATTACAGCCCCAGAAGCACATGCGGGAATTTTTGACCTCAACGGTTCTTAATAGCATTGAGGGGGCGGGCAACTGCCCCCTCTACCCATCAGGAGGACAATATGAAAAGAGTGCTAAGTATCGACCCCATTACGGGCAAAGAATTATACCTGCATCAAAATGCAGACGGCACTGAGGTCATTGAGCAGACCCAGCATTTCGACGGTCTCATCACGCTGAACAAGCACATGAATGACCAGTGGCAAAAAGGCCAACTGCGCGGAACTCAGAAGCATATGGCACACGTAGCGGAAATTCCTAATATAGTGTATGCTCACCTCATAGAAAAGTTCGGCAGGCCCGCTGATAATCCGAAGGCTTGGAAGCAGTGGCTGAACGACAGCGAAAACAAAGCATTCAGAACGGGCGGCGGTAACATATGAGCATAGGTAGTTACGCAGAGTTAAAAACTGCAATCGCAAACTTTCTGGCGCGTGATGACCTCACCGCACAGATACCAATGTTTATCCAGCTTGCTGAGGGTCGCATGAGCCGTGAGCTTGAGACCCGTGAGCAGGAGAAGCGTTCAACAGCAACGCTGACCAGCGGCGATGAATACATAGCCCTGCCAACTGACCTGCGTGAAGTGCGCGAAGTAAAGCTAAACACTGACCCTGTGCAGGTGCTGACATATTACAGCCCGTCATCTTTGGACACCTCATACACCTCGTCCGGCGGTGGTCGCCCAGAGGGGTTCAGCATTGTCGGCAAGGAAATGAAAATACGGCCCGTACCTGATGACGCTTATACAATGGAGATTGTCTATATCGGCAGTCTCGAAAGCATCTCAGACACAGCCACCCCGACACTGTTTCTTCGGAGCCCAGACCTTTATTTGTATGGTGCACTAGCGGAGGCATACGCCTACTTACTGGATGAGGCACGGGCCTCGCAGTATGATGCCAAGTTCACACGCGGCATGGAGGAAGTAAAGGTAGACGAGCAACGCGCACATTACGGCACGGGTAGCTTGCAAATTCAAAGCATTTATTCACGACAAAACGCAGTAGCGGAGGCCTAGCATAATGGCAAGTTTATCAGATTACCTAGAAAACGAGGTCTTGGACCATGTGCTCGGCACGGGCGCTTATACCATGCCCTCAAGCGTGTATATCGGGCTATCAACCGGCTCCTTTGGCGATGATGCCTCTGGCACAGAATTGTCCGGCAGTGGCTACACTCGCAAGGTTGTAACATTCTCAGCGGCGGCTAGTGGCACGACATCAAATAACGCAATTATCGAATTTCCAGCGGCTACTGGCTCATGGGGCACGGTATCTCACTTTGGTGTTTTTGATGCGGCATCCTCTGGCAATCTTTTAATCCACGGGGCGTTCACAACAGCAAAGACGATTGCAACGTCTGACGTTCTCAGAATTGCATCTGGTGACTTAGACGTAACAGCAGATTAAAAATGGCGACCCTCAAGGAACTTGATGCTCTTGGTGTTATGGACTCGCTGGATAGCTATGGTACGCTAGACCAGCTAGACGCACTAAGTCTGGTAGTTGCCGAAGGCTCCGCCAGCTTTAACATAACAACAACATCATCAGCCTTTGCTGTTCTGGCATTGGCGGCAGACGTTTCTGCGAGCGTTACGGCAAGCTCTGACGTGAACCGGCTACAGAGAGTGGCCTCTGACATTGATATTGCTTTCTCTGCTCAGAGTGCGTCAACACACCTAAAGGGTTTCTCCTCGGCTCTGGACATAACTGCAACCGGCACATCAACACCGACGCTATTGCATGGCATGTTAGCATCACCAGAAATAGCTGTAACTGCTCAGTCAGATAGCTCTGCCACGTTTGCAGGAGCAGGAGATGCCAGCATAGAGATGACCACAGAGGTCGAGGCCAAGATTTTAGGCGAGGACTGGATTGATACAGATGTCGGCACAGAGGTTTGGTCTGACGTTGCTCTGGGCTCTGAGGTTTGGGCTAATCAAGATATTGGCGAAGAGGTTTGGTTTAGACAATGATTACACTAGGCGAGTGGCTTCCTGACCAGCCCCCTTTAAATAACACAGTAAAGGTTGCAGAGAACTGCATACCGGCGGCTCAGGGCTATCGCTCTATGAGCGGCTTTGTGTCTTATTCTAACGCGGCCGACAGCACTATTCTGGGC